TATGGATTTTGAAACATTAAAATCATCATCAAGCAACTTTGATAAGATTACAAAGGCGCTAGAAAAGAACCTCAATCCTGAGGATCAAGCAAATAAAAACAAATACCAAGACGACAGACTTTGGAAACCAGAGTTAGATAAAACTGGTAACGGTTATGCTGTTATTAGATTTTTACCTGCTCCAACAAAAGAAGAAATGCCGTGGCAAAGAGTATGGTCACACGCATTCCAAGGACCTGGTGGTTGGTATATTGAGAACTCATTAACAACATTAAATCAAAAAGATCCAGTTAGCGAAGAGAATACTAGATTATGGAATACTGGAGTAGATAGTGATAAAGAGATAGCTCGTAAGAGAAAGAGAAAGTTATCTTATTATGCTAATATATTAATTGTTAGTGATCCAAAACATCCTGAAAATGAAGGCAAGGTGTTCTTATACAAATTTGGTAAAAAGATATTTGATAAGATTACTGAAGCAATGCAGCCAGCATTTGAAGATGAAAAACCTATTAACCCATTTGATTTTTGGAAAGGTGCAAACTTTAAATTGAAAATCAGAAAAGTTGATGGTTATTGGAACTATGACAAATCTGAATTTGAAGGCGTGTCTCCAGTAGCAGCTAATGACAATGACATTAAGGCTATTTGGGAAAAACAATACGCTTTGAAACCTTTTGTGGACCTAAGCAACTTTAAATCCTATGATGAACTCAAAGAGAAACTGAATAGGGTACTTGCTGGTACACGAAACACGGGAACTGTAGAAACTGTAAACCTCCCACAACAGAAAACTAACGGTGCCGTGAAAAGTAAAGATGTATCTAACTCTTCTACACCTGCTAGTGAGGAAGACGATACGTTGTCTTATTTTAGCAAATTGGCAGACGAAGAGTAACCTTTCTCTCTCAAAAATACATCAAAACTTTAGGGGCTATTAGAAATAGTAGCCCCTTTTTTCATTATAAATAGTAGTATGGCAAACGTTAATATATTCACATCGCTGGTTGATAGACAAAAAGGTGCTATGAAATCAGCCTCTTGGTATAGAAACGCTGTCCAAGATATTGTAAATAAAGCAAGAGCAACAACTCTTATGAGGAGTGGAAAGTTAAATAGTAGACCTAGTGCTGGGAGATTAAATATGTACTTTTATGATCCTAAAACTAAACAGAAATTACCTTACTATGATACTTTTCCACTAGTCTTACCTGTTGATACGTTTAGAGGTGGATTTGTTGGTCTAAATTTTCATTATTTACCATATGCTTTAAGGTTTGAGTTATTACAAAGACTACAAGCATATGTTAGTAATGATAAATTTGATAAGACTACGAAGATACAAGCTGATTATAACTCTTTAAAAGGAATTACTATAATCAAACCTACTATTAAGAAATATTTGTGGAAACATATCCGTTCAAATTTTTTGAGAATAGACGCTGACGAAATGGCGATTGCAGCTTATTTACCTGTACAACAATTTAAGAAAGCTTCAGCTACAAAAGTTTGGAGCGATAGTAGGAGAGTTATTTGATAAAAAATGGCAAGAAGAACACTTTGGAGAGTGTTGATAGTTAAGGCGAGGATGTTTTGGGCTGATATAAGAGGTCATCACGGACACAAATGGAACTATGAACCATCCGATTATTATATGGGAAGAAACAGAAAAAGAAAATAGGAGATAACAAATGGCTATTTTAAGAGGCGGGAGACGTATCGGTAATATGGACATCCGAATAGGATTGCCAAGAGATAAGTCATTGGTTAATGTACTAGGTGATAAAAGATTAAAAAGAAAGCCTGGTGGTAATCCTGAAAGTACTATATCAAGATTTACAGCGCAACTTAATGCTGGTGAAGGTTTAGCTAGAACTAATAGATATCTAGTTAGATTTGATTTACCTAATAGAGCTAAAATGGGATTTGCAACAAGTGACCAAACTAATACATCAATGGGAGCAAATGCTGAACTAGAAACTACTGAAATGGCTAGAAATGTTGGTGTTATGTGTAATAAGGTAACCTTACCTAGTAGGGACATTAATACTGAAAGACACCAAGTATATGGACCAGCAAGACATATGCCATATGCATATAGTTTTCCAGGAGATATTAGTTGTACGTTCTATGGAGACAAGTTTTTAAGACAAAGATTATTCTTTGAGAATTGGCAGAAAAAGATATTTGATATTGATAGCCACAATATTAATTTCTATGAGGATTATGTTGGCACTATGGACATTTACCAATTAGGTCAATATGCTAGCAGGGATGATAGAGACCAGATAACATATGCAGTTAGATTGTATGAAGTTTATCCAGAAGTTGTATCATCTATGGAATATAGTTATCAGCCAGACGAAACAGGTGCTGAAGTGCCAATTAAATTTAAATATAGAAATTGGAGAAATTTAACAATAGACCAAATCGGAGAGGCTACCGTTGGTCAGGCTTTTGGTGATAAACCAACACTAAAAGCTGCCAAGAATTTTGGATTGTTTAGTGGTATATTCAGTAAGTTACCACCAGAGATAAGACGTGCTGGTCGTGATGTACTACAAACAGTTAAAAGAAACTTACCAATTGGTAAGACTACTGGTGGAAAAGTATTTCCGCCATTTTTATAATAATAATAAAAGGAGTAAATTATGGCTTTACCTATATTAGAAACAGCGACATATGAATTGACGTTGCCTTCTACAGACGTAAAAGTTAAGTATAGACCTTTCCTTGTAAAGGAAGAAAAAGTACTATTACAAGCGTTAGAGTCAGGTGAGAGCAAACAGATAGTTAGTGCTATTAAAGATATTGTACATACGTGTACTTTTGGTAGCGTTAATGTTGAACATTTACCAACATTTGATTTAGAATATATCTTTTTACAGATTAGGTCAAAATCAGTTGGTGAAGTTGCTAAAATTAAAGTATTATGTCCAGATGACAAAAAGACACACGTGGTTACGGAAGTTGATTTGTCTAAAGTTGAGGTTCAAGTAGATGATAAACACGATAATAAAATCAAAATAAACGATAATATATCGCTATTGATGAAATATCCAACTATCAATGCTGTTGATCCAACTGCTGACGCAAAAGCTTTAAAAACAGAAAAACTATTTGATATTATAGCTAACACTATTCACGAAATATACGAAGGCGAAAAGACGCATTCAGTTAAGGATTACTCAAAAGAGGAGTTAATGAAGTTTATAGAGAGTTTAGATAGTAAAAGTTTCTTGAAATTACAAGAGTTTTACGCTACTATGCCTAAATTAGCACACGAAATTGAGGTTACTAATCCTAACACAAAGGTGAAAAGTAAGATTGTATTATCAGGATTATCTGATTTTTTCGGATCGCCCTCTCACACGATAGCCTAACTAACCACTATCAAGTGAATTTTGCGCTTATGCAACATCATAAATATAGTTTAAGTGAACTTGATGGTATGTTACCTTGGGAGAGGGAAATATATACTGGCTTACTGATAGAACATATCAGAAAAGAAAATGAGAAAGCTGAAGAGCAGAAGAACAGATTAAGAAAATAAAGGAGAAACTATGTTTTCTATTAAAAATATGTTTAGTACTGGTTGGAATGGTTTCAAATACGGTGTTAAACAACTATGGCATTTTATTGAGATAGAGATACCTGAATTAATGTCAAATTGGAGATTAGTACCAAGATTAATGATGGTTGCCTACGGTTGGGCATTCCTTCACGTAATACAATGGTTTATGGCACTTGAAAATCCAAACAATGCACAAGCAGGTTTAGTGTCAGTTGTTGTAGGTGCTGGTGCTGGTTGGTTTGCAATTTATGTAAATGGCAAGGCAACGAAAATTAAGAATAAGGATTAAAAATGAAACGATTAGATATATCAAGTGAGTCTTCGGTAAGTATGCCAATGAAAAACTTGCTGGCTATTATATCAGCAGTTGCCGTTGGCGTATGGGCTTACTTTGGTGTGATAGAGCGATTAAATAAGTTAGAAACAAATACTACGCTATTAACAAAAGATTTAGAACAAGCAGAAGAAGCGCTTGGAATAGATATAGAAAAGAATAATGAATTTAGGATTAAGTGGCCACGTGGAGATTTAGGTTCACCACCTGCTGATTCAGAGCAATTTATGTTAATTGAATTCTTAAGCGGACAAGTGGAAGCAATTCAAAAAGATTTACAAAATATGATGAACAATGCAGTAAACATTGAGAGATTGCAGAAGGATATGGATAAGGTCTTGTCCGATGTTGAGGAATTAAAAGATAAAATAAGAGAGGCCAAGAACGGATATAAAACGGGAGAGTAAGATATGGACGCAGCTACACTAGTTACCATTATCACAATGTTTGTTGTTACCGATACTTCAAGCGAATTCGTTAA